CGAAGCCACCAAAAAAGAGCCTCCCGGCTCCCTGCTACTCTGCATATTCTTTTCCTGTAATCTGCTGGTACTCATCCGCAGACAGCTTTCCGGCGCGTACAAATGAGCCAACATCATCTGCACTGTAAATGCCGCGTTCAAAATACCGCTTTACAATCTTATACACCTTCCCCACCTCCCTTCATTTGGTTCAGAAGGATGGCAGCAAGCACTTCATCCTGTTCTGCCTGCTTGGCTGCAATTTCTGCCTGATTTAATAATATCTGTGCCTGAATCTCCTCGCCGGATATATCCGCTTCTGCTGTTTCTGATTCAGAATATTCAGTTTCCTGTGGGACCGGGCTGTCAACAGTGGATGTAACAGTATCTTTATCCGGTCCGAAATAATCTTTCTGTCTTTCAATATTATTTTCATCTGTGTATTTTTCTGATTTTATTAGCACGAATAATCCCCCTTCCTATCTTAGTTGGACATAATAATATATGCCGAAATTGCACTCTGGTATAGTTTCTTGGGTGTAACTAGCACTGATGCTTAGCACATCTAACATCACCTTGCACCGGAATGATTTACTGAATTCAAATTTTAATCCTTCTGTATTAATAGCCGTATTGGTTGTACCGCCATTCAGCCGGAAATCAACGTATGTTGCTCTGTCATCAATTATTACATCTTCAAATTTAAGCAAATCCTTATTGAGAGTATGATATATATTGTCATTGCATACGCACTTATGAAACACTATTTGCCCATTCCCTGAGATTTTAAGTTCGGGAGAATGCGCCTCAGCTTTTTTTTCGTTTGCGTTAATAGTCCCGGTGATTGTAGGCTTTACTTTGAGTTGCAGTATCCCTGCTGTTGTACTGCTGAACTTACCTACGTTGCTGATAGCTGTTTTCAGCGCATTCAGTCCATATGTCCCATTCTCCAGCATTGCCTTCACTGCCGCAACCGTCGTTTCATTTGCCCGCCCGGTTATTGCATTTTTTAAGGCATTCAAACCGTATGTACTGTTCTCCAGCAATGATTTCACTGCCGTTACAGCCTTTTCCTCTGCTTTCCCTTCAACTGCTGTCCTAATTGCCCCCAGTCCGTTTGTGCTGTCTGCAAGGCTTCCCTTCACTATATCAAGTACATTCCCAAGTGCGCTAATTTCTTCTGCCGTTGTCTCTGCTTCACCTGCACTGTTTATGAGCAGCCCTTTTAGCACAGCCAAGCCGATTTCACTGCTCAAAAGCATGGTTCGGATTTCATCCACTGTCTGCTTATCCGCAACGTATACTTTCTCCCCTGCTGCCATTATTCATCTACCTCCTGAATATAAACTAATCCGTCTTCAACCCCAATCTTATATTTTTTGCCTGTGTTATCATCACGGATTTTATTTGTGTTACTGTCTATTCTCTTTATTTGGCTCTGCAAGTCACCGTCGGTCTTAATATCCACATCTCCGGTTACGGTTTTTACAAGCTCATAGACCAGTTTCCACACTTCCTTAAATTTCCCCATTATTTCCTTCCTTTCTGCACTTTTCTGTTTCTAAGCTATACTGCCTGGCCCTGCTTCATTGTTTCGTCTGCCTTGTCCGCTGCCATTGCATCCGTGACTAATGCATTATCTTTAATATGGTATTCTGTAGAGAACACCATATTAAAAGCCTCCACAATCATATCTGCGTTAAATGCTTCCATAACTGACATATTCTGCAACTGGACGGCTAAATCTTTTTTTAATTTTTCAAAATCCTCTTTTGTTGCTACCATAACGCTTGGGTCAAGTACTAAATTGACAGAATCTGTATTTGCTAAAATGATTTCCATTTGCAATTTCAATTCAGAAAGCACGCCATCCACTATACGCACCTTTGCTGTTTCCGGCGTATTACATATTGCAATTAAATCCCCCTCGTCATCAAAAACACCCATTTCCCTTATGGTGAATCCCCCAACTTCTGCAGATATGATGCTTTCAACAACCAAAATATTTTCAGCTTCTTTGGAAATCCTGCACTCATTTACATTTCCACGCCATACCTCATTTTTGAGTGCCGTTGCTCCTGCTGATGGTTTTGCACTTTCTCCATTGCCATCCCCTACTGCAAATTCCGTAATATTTATCTTTTTGCCTTCATGTACTGCCTGTAACATTTTCCGTGTTCCCACATCCGTTACTACTGTGAAATATTCTGCGCTTATTTTTCTCACCCCACTTTATTTTCCGCTTTTACAACCAATGTTGCTGCTGCAGTTATGCCCGCAGCAGCAACCCCCTTTCCGCTGCTTCGTAAATCTGTTTCCGGCCGGGACTTTACTTTTAATAATCCGCCTAAAACCAAATAAGGTGCTGCCCGTATCATTGCTTTTTGTGCTTTCATAGTAAAAATAATGCAATCACAATGTGAACGCAGATTTTTGTAAAACCACATTTTCCTTATGAGCTGCACTGCCACTCTTTCTGTCATGCCCCAGCCGCTTACTGTTATTCTTATCCTGAATGTGTATGGCCTGCCGCCATACTCAAACCATTCCTCTACCCGGCTGTCCGGATAAAAAGCCTTTAGTGCATTTTCCACGGCATATTTAGTTCCCATCCTCTTATGGACTTTTACACTGCTTTTTAAAATATTTCTTTTTATTTCCAATGGATATGAATAATCGTACCAGTCAACATGCATATCAAAGGCAAGTATGTCAATCAGTTCTTCCGGCAGTTCGTCAATTCTTGAATATATCAGTACATTGTTTATTTCCGCACTGACCCCAAGCATTTGCTCTGTAACTGCTGCCGCCAGTGCTTTCATTTTCGGGTCCCGTTTCAGCGTTTCCGGCAGATAGTCCGCAAAATTCACGCTGTATATATCCCTGCCGGGGCTTCTTATCCCTTTTGTGTCAGCCAACTTCAACACCCCCGTTCAATACCTGCATTGTGTCCCGGACAATGCGTGCAACGTGTGTTTCCTCCACAGCTCTATATTCTGGCTTTCTCACCTCCACACGCTTCACCCCGGCTTCCATGATTTTTTGCACTAAATAAGACGGGTTTATATCCCGTCCCATTTTCCCGGTCTGCCATGATATGTATTCTTCTACCGCCGCCCGTGTTGCCTTTTCAATGATATTGCTGCTTGCCTGCCCGTTTTTCTCAATCCAGAAAGTCACATCAATTTCAAACGGGTCTTCTTCTGGGGCTGATACTCTCACCGTATCTGTCAGCGGTCGCACATCATCAGCGTTTAACTTTTCGTATATCTCCTGCAGTACCGCTTCTGTCGGCTGTTCTCCGCCCTGCAAAAGCACACGCACATCAACAACGCCCGGTTCCGGCGTTGTTGCCGCCACGTCCACGACTGCTGCCGTGACTGATTTTGCATGGTATATATAGCTGTTTGCCGGTCCCGCCGTTGAAAAGCTCTCCATGCTCTCCCTCATGCGTTCGTAATACTCTTTGTCTTCTTCCTGTTCTGCCCCGCCGCTGGTTTTTGTAATGTTTTCAACTTTCAAATAATAGTCGTATACGTCCACAATTTCTTTTACCTGCCCTGCTGCAAGGTCATTCCCAACGGTTCCGGCACTCTGGCACTGCCCGCCCACATCACCATACGTACTTCCGGCAGGTATTTCTAATTCTTCCGTTGTTTCAAATACAAGTTCATCAAAACTGATACGGGTCCCGGCAGGTATTATCACGCTTTGTTTCTGTGCTTCTGATATGTAGCAACGAAAAGTTGTAACTGCTGGTTTCGCCGGAAGCCTTTCAATGTCCTTGAAAAGCTCCGCAAGGCTGTCTAAATACTCCCCGGTTGCGTACCGTGGCACGTTCTTCTTTGCTGTTTCGTCTATCAGTACCCTTTGCTGCACTACGATTGCCGCACACCACGAAACAAAAAGCCGTTCCGGGGAAGCTGGGTACATCTTATAATCTTTCCTTCCGCTTTCCCTCATGAAAAGTTCATATAACGCAATCATGTTGCTTTCTATCGTTTCCGTGTCCGTCTCAAGAAACTGTATATCGGGGTATTCTCTATTCTTCATCTTCTTCCACCCCCTCAATTTCCACTACTGGTATCAATATCCCTTGCATTGGATATGAATAATCCGGCATTTCAAATGTTACGCCGCCGATTATCGCCCGTGGTTCGTATTCGTCTATTTGGTCATAGATGTACGCTACAAGCATATTCTGTACCACGTTTATCGGTCTTTTCAAAAGTTCCCCCGGCAGACCCAGCCCCCGCAGCATAGGTGCGGACTTCATCACCGTATCAAGTATGATTGCCACATTTTGCAATACTTCTTGATGTACATTTGCCGGGGCAAGGTCTATGTTTTCCAGTAGCTTTCCATCACCTCTTACAATCTCCATAAAAAATCACCTCTTAGGGTATTCTTTCAGCGTTACTTTTATCTTTGCTGCCCAAAGATTCCCGTTTTTATCAAACCTTTCCAGCTCAACGGTTCCTTTTTCCATCACCCACTTGTAATTTCCGTACACCTCGCCGCCAATCACAAGCCGCTCTGCATACCCTTTTCTTACCATTTTCCGCATTTTCTTTATCTGCTTTAGCGGCGGTACTCCCAAAAACACGGAAAGAACCATTGGAAATGATATGGTTTCTATTTCTGGTCCCATATATTCAATCAGGTCTGATTTTATATGCCTGTCGTGCGTTGCGTACTTTGCAGAAAATTCCCAGCTCATGCCGTCAAATGTGCATACGAACTTGTCAGACACTTTGAAAGTCAGGTCCCCAAAACTCCCTATCTGTGCCATTTACTTTATTCCTCCCAATATGTAGCCCTCCCCATCCCCATCCGGCATCATCAGGCAAAGAACCATATCCCCTACCTTTGGAAGCCATTGCGTATCTCTTACTAATACGTGAAGCTCTCCGGATATAATGCCGCCTTTGTCACCAAATTTAACACGGGCTTTCATTTTATTTTCATCCGCTTTCTGCACGGTTCCTTTTCTTACAATGTTTTTCAGCTCTGTCAAGTCTGCCATCAATATCCCTCCAATACCTGCTTTAGCGACAAGTCAACCGTGTATCCGTCAAGCAGGTTATGTTTCGCCTGCGTGACCTTATATTTCCTGTCAAACTGCTGGAATCCTTTCAGTTTTACCGTGATGCCCGCCACAAGCGACACATCACCCACAACTTTCAGGCTTGCCGTGTATTCCTGCGTATTCTTTTCCCGCAGGCGTTTTTTTGCCAGCCTGACTGCTTCCGCTTTGCTGTTCACTTTCTCGTTTACTTCAAGCGTCTGCCCTGTCCCTGTGCTGCTGTCCGGTGTGTATGTATATTCTATGGTTTCCTTGCTGTCCGGGTCCGTATAGGAAACATGGCAGGAAGTGTATGCCGTGTCCGTCATCTTTGTTCCCATCTTGTATGAAATAATATCCCCGCTTCCTTTTTTGAAAGTCCGCACCGCAGGCTTTTTGTCATATTCAGCAGCATCATATATTATGATTGTCAATGTTGTTACTTTCAATGCCATGCCCGCTGCATGGCATAGTGTCTTCAAAAATTTAATATCAGAAGTCTGCACCTGCTCTTTCCGCTTGTATGTGGGATTGTCACTTGCTTCATACATGAGCTTCAATCCGTTTTTTCTTGCTATTTCCTGCCCGATTCCTTTTAGTGATATTTTTTCCCATGCCTTATTCTTTTTCTCCATTCGTAGTTTTGAAGTATACGGAATGGAAGTGCTTTTCACTGTTACCTTATCAGGCGGCCCTGACATATCAATGCTGTCAATTTCAAAAGTCCCCATATCCAGTGTCAGGTCTTTTCCTGTATCGTTCCAGTTCTTTTGCACCAACGCTGCGCTTACCAGTTTCGGCTTTGCACCGCCTGTGCTTCCTGCACCCTGCGCCTTGCCTGTCCCTTTTGTTTCTTTCACCGTGCTTGACACTTTGCCGCCCTTTGTTATCTTGAACACCTGTCCCGGATATATCAGATTCGGGTTTTTAATATTATTTTCCTGTGCAATCTGCGGATACTTTGTTCCGCTTCCTAAATACTTTGCGGCAATCGCCCATAAGGTATCACCACGCTTTACCACATAATTGATTGTTTTTTCGTCTTCCACCTTCTTCTCCACATGCTTTGTGCCTTTTGAAGTTGTCGGCTTTACGTCCAGCCATTTCCCTAGCAGGGTGTTTTCCCTGTCCTCATAAGTTATCTGAAAATCGTCTGTGCTGTCTTCCTCTTCATCCGTGTAGGTTGCCCCCGTTAAATGCAGGTTTATGTTTTCCGGGACGTCCACGCCTTTAAATTTCAATTTTAACTGCACACGCCTTGCCAGCTTCTTATCACTCATGACAAAAT